CTTTTAGTGATTTTAAAGAAATTCCTACACCTAAGAATTTGGACAAAGGCACGGTTACTACCGGCACTTGTCGGGGTATGGGAGCCATGTTGCGCGGCGGAAAGTTTACTATCAGTTAATGGAAAAAGAACTTTTACTCGCAGATGGATTTGAAGACGCTCTTATAGGCACTGGGGAGCGTTGTGGTCAACCTACTCTTGCGGTTTACGACAGACAAAAATGTATTGAAATCTTGCAGTCTCAGGGAATGTCTTATGAAGAAGCCTTGGAGTATTTTGATTTTAATGTAGTAGGCGCTTGGGTCGGTGATCAAACTCCAATTTTTGTTAATGTAGGTGAATCATGCCCTTAAAAAAAGGTAAGAGTCAAAAAACAGTTAAAAGCAATGTTAAGCAACTAAAACGCGAAGGTTATCCGCAGAAACAAGCGGTAGCTATCGCGCTAAACACCGCCGGTAAAAGCCGACGCAAAAGGAGACGTTCCACGTGAAACATTTCTGTCTAATTACCCTATTTCTATTGAGCAGTTGCTCCGTTTCTGAAGACATGATCGCTAACAAAGAATTGTATTGCTCGGGTGTCTACAAGGGCATACGTGCTGTAGGCCGTGTAACTACTGAAGTTACTACCGGAATACGGATTCCTGATGTGTGCGATACGATTGACGAAATCGTGGAGGAAGACGCCGAGGGAAAGTAGTGAAAAACCTCGAAGCCCTAATCAAACTGTGGGTATTACTCAATGAAACTTAGTGGATTACTCAAAACGCTTGCACCGACAATCACCAAGACGATTGCCTCTAGCAATCCGGTGGCGGGCATGGCGGTCAAGATACTGGCTGACAAACTAGGCATTGACGAAAAGAACCCAGCGAAGATAGAAAAGTTTCTGGAAAAGAACCCAGATCGGGTAGCCGAGGTTAAGGAAGCGGATCGGGAGTTCGAGGATAAAATCCGAGAAATGGAAATTGATCTGGAAGCTTTTCAAACAGAAGCGCAAGACGCCAAAGACGCTCGACGGCATTTTAGTAAAGACAGGACAAGCAAAGCTTTTGCCTTGATTTCTTTGATAGGGTTCTTAATATATTGTTTTTTTGTAACTTTAATGGGAGCAGATGTTGATGCTGCTACTACTAACTTGGTTATTGGCTACCTCGGAGGTCTTGTATCATCCGCCGCCTCTAGCTTCTATGGGTCAAGTAGCAGTGTCCGAAAATAAAATGGATAAATTAATCGAAACACTAAAACGCCATGAAGGTGTAAAAGCTCATGCTTACAAAGATTCTTTAGGAATATTGCACATTGGATGTGGAAGGAATATTGAAAATTCTGCGGAACATCGTGGGATCGGTCTTAGTGACGAGGAAATTGATTTTATGCTGTCCAACGATATTGCTCGTACCATACAGGAATTGAGTGAAGAGTATCGTTGGTTTCAAGAGCTAGAGGAAGGAGCACGTCGGGACGGGATTATAAACATGCATTTTAATTTGGGCAGATACCGGTTCGCTAAATTTGTAAAAGCCATCAGCCATATGGAACGCGGAAACTACGACGCGGCTGCCGCTGAGTTTTTGGATTCACGATGGGCTAAACAAGTAAAAGGTAGAAGTTTAGAAGTTACTGACATGATCAAGACTAATACTTATGTCTGATCCCTACGTCTTCAACGCTACCGTTCTCAAAATAATCGATGGAGATACGATTGATGTGGATGTGGATCTTGGGTGGAATATTTCTGTTGTTAATCAGCGTATTAGGCTTTACGGAGTGGATTGCCCGGAATCTCGCACTAGAGATTTGGAGGAAAAAAAATACGGATTGGCGGCAAAAACATTTGTCCAAGAGTTTTTACCGATAGGTTCTCAAGTACTTTTAAGAACACATGAAAAAGGTAAATACGGCAGATACCTTGGAGATTTTAAACGCTACGACAAATGGCTATGCGCTGAATTAATTAAACATCATCACGCTGTAGAGTATTTTGGTCAAAGTAAACACGCAATCCAACAAGCACATCTGGAGAATCGTAAAAGAATAGTATAAGATAGTGTCCGATTTAATAAGGCAATATAAGAATGGACGTTTTTAGATTAATTGACGCAATAAAAAAAACAATTAGAGACAGGAAGCAAAACGTAAGAGAAATATTAGAAAACAACGGCGTACAAAGCATGGAGCAGTATCAGAAGTTAATGGGAGAAATGGACGCTTTATTTTATATAGAACAGGAACTCACGAGCCTTATAAAAAAACAGGAGCAGATAGATGAGTGAAGCCGCAACAGTTACACCGGATGGCGTTTCCGCCAGCACGCAAACCATTGAAAATTCTTACGTCGATCCTGACGAAAGAGTCTTAGACCCTTCAAAGTTACAAGGTACCCTACTAGAACGTATGCCTGACCCCACAGGATGGAGGTTATTAATCTTGCCCTATCGAGGAAAAGGCATGACTAGCGGCGGTATTGCATTGAGCAAGCAGACCATTGATGAGGACCAAATACAAACCGTTGTAGGTTATGTATTGAAAGTAGGTTCTTTGGCCTACGCGGACAAAGAAAAATTTCCGTCAGGAGCTTGGTGCAAAGAAAAAGATTGGATAGTGTTTCCGCGCTATGCGGGATCTCGTTTCAAGATAGAGGGCGGCGAGGTCCGTGTTCTAAACGACGATGAGGTCATAGCAACAATTCAAAACCCAGACGACATTTTGAGCTTCTAAGGACAATTCAATGGCGAACGAAAAAAGCAATACGCATGAGGTAGACGACGGTCAGGTAGACCTAAGTTTTGAAGAATATGAAGAAACTACGGTTAATTTGCCATCGGAAGAAAAGAAAGAAACTGAAGAGGTTGCCGTAGAGGAGCCTGTTAAAAAAGAAGAAGAAGTCAAAGTTGCTCAAGAAAGCGAGGAAGACGAGCATGATGAGGTGTCTAAAAACGTAAAAAAACGTATAGATAGACTCACCAAGAAAATGCGCGAAGCCGAACGTAGAGAGCAGGAGGCTATAAACTACGCAAAAAGTGTGCAAGCCGAAGCGGCAAGCATGAAGAGTCGGCTGCAAACGGTTGATCAAGGTTATATGACGGAATACGGCAACCGTTTAAATATTGAGCAAGCTCAAACAGAGCAGCAGATAAAAGATGCAATGGATAGAGGCGACACGGATGCTGTGATACAAGGTCAGCGTAAGTTAGCTGAATTAGCCGTTTCTGCTGATCGCTATAAAACTGTACAGAGGAATCGAGAGCAACAGGCTCCTGATCAAACACAGGCTCAAGCACCGCAGCCACAAGCGCAACAGGCTCAAGCACCGCAGCCACAAGCTTTCGAACAACCTGCACCACAGGCTCCTGATCCAAAGGCAGAAGAGTGGGCTGCAAAAAATGAATGGTTTGGAAAAGATGAGGCCATGACTTTTGCCGCTTTTGGCATACATAAAGCAATGGTAGAGAACGAAGGGTTTGACCCGAAAAGCGATGACTATTATGATGAGCTAGATTCTCGCATAAGGGGTAAGTTCCCAGCAGAGTTTGATAACGGTTCCGGCAGAAAACCCGTCCAAAATGTAGCCGGAAATTCCCGCAGTAGAAGTAGAGGACGCAACAAGCAAGTAAAACTCACCCAAAGCCAAGTAGCTATTGCGAAAAAACTTGGGGTGCCGCTAGAAGAATACGCGAAGCATGTGAAAAATTAGGAGAATATGATGTCAACGAACAAAAAAGGGTTTGAGGGCACCAGAACTCCTCGCGCTACAAGCACTAGAGAAAAGACCGAACGGCGTAAGCCGTGGGCACCCTCCTCTAGTTTAGATGCACCACCTGCGCCCGAAGGGTATAAACACCGGTGGATACGTTCAGAAGCTCGTGGATTTGTGGATACAAAAAATGTATCGGCAAGATTACGAGAAGGATATGAATTGGTACGTGCTGAAGAATATCCTGACTTTGAAGCGCCGGTTATTGATTCAGGTAAATACGAAGGTGTCATCGGGGTCGGTGGGCTTATGTTAGCTCGTATACCTTTGGAAACCGTAAAAGAACGAAACGATTATTATCAAGGTCGCGCTAAAGACCTGCAAGATGCGGTAGACCAAGAGTTACAGCGAGAGAACGCTCACAATACAATGACGATCAGCAAGCCTGACCGTCAATCTCGTGTAAACTTTGGTGGTCCTCTGAAAGAGTGACCTTTTAGGAGATTAGTTCTATGGCTAACCAAGAAACAGCCTATGG